TTAAATACCTTTTCCGAAAGTGACCGTGGACTTACGTTCTTTGAACATAGGCATCCGTGGGTCATTCTCGCGCATGTAAGTGTTATCCACTGATTGCATCTGCGATTCAGCAAGTTTGCTAAAGTGCGCGTCACGCTGCTCAGTAAATTCCACTGGGGTTTTGCAAAGCAACAACCCGCCCACCATAATCGAGTCAGCATAGCGACCGCCTGTGTCGCCAAACAATTTGATTTCTGGATGGTCGGACGCCTTTACAGGTTCCCAGCCTTCACGTAGTTTGCCGGAAATGTTTGTCGGATCATCTTTACCCATCATACTCACACGAATCCAGCGAAACGCATAGCCCGGTTCCGGCGTCGGATCAGGCAGAAGCTGGGGCGGAGTCCATTTCGTTGGACGCATTTCGGCGTCTCGGGATTTGGTTGCTCGTGGAGCGCGGTTGTCAGTAGTCTGTTCCATTTTCATTTCCTCATTTCTTCAGCAACCTTACGAGCGTAGAGTTCCAAAGGAACACCAAGCCGCTTGGCGAGATTTACCTGTGTTTGCGTTAGCACGATTTTTTTGGTCGCTGTGCTGCGCGTGGCAGGTGCCACGTTTGATTTTGTGGGGCGTGGAGTTGGCGCATCCACGGTCTTCTCAGATTCAAACGACTCTGGGAAAACTTGACGAAGACGACCGTTAAGCCGCTCGTAGTATTCATCTGATTTTGGATTGACGCCAGAGTTAATCAGCTTTGAGTGCAACCCGAGGGCGAAGCTGGTCATTTCCTCATCTTTTCCAAACCATTGATTATTTTGCTGCCATTCCTCAGCCTTGCGGTCAGGTGGAGGAGCCGCAACAAAGTCATTCTTTGGCTCTGGTTGCCTTTGTACATCAGTTTTTCTCTGTTGTAAAGAGGGTGTTTTAATATTATTTACGCGCTCAGCACGCATGGCGGCAGTTGTAAGAGCCGACTGAGCCTCAGTCATGGCATCTGAATCGCCAGACTCAAAAGCCTCTTTGTACTTAGCCTTGGCCTTTTCAAGATCGTTTGCCGCAAGTTTTTTGTAGCTGTCGAGAACGGCGGCTTGGTTTTGACCCAATGAGCCTTTGAGTTTCTTGTTCTCTTCAACAATTGACTGCGCAATATTCAAAGCCTCTTCACGCTCTCGCATTGCAGTCTCTTTGGCGCGGCGTTCTTCGTGGTAACCCTTTGTGAAGTGCTTGATGCGCTGTTGAACGCTGGCGTCGTACTTTGCCAACTCATCATCGGCAAACTCACGGGGAGGCTCCGTCATTGGCTTGCGGTTACGATCTTCCGGGGGCGTGTCGTCAACAATCTCTATTTCGTTGTCGCCCTCTGCGTTTGCTTTATTTTCAGCTTCCACTTTTTCATCTGGAAACTCAAATTCAACTTTTTCAATTTCAGCCATGATTGCTCCTTAAACGCGGGTAATTCCGCGAGGGTCTTGGACAACGGCTTCAACAGAGTCATCATTGATGAGTCTGAATTCTTTGCCGTGGATTTTGATGCGGGTTCCCGTATTGGGGCGCACCAGTACAAAGTCGCCAGCCTTGCAGCTTGGACCATTTGGAAATCGTTTCTCGTCCTTGTACGCATCAGGTCCAACTTTAACCACGAACAGCACAGGAGAAAGCAACTCTTCAAATTGCACGGTTTGACCCGCTTTGATTAGTCCACTTTCATACTCTTCGTCAATCTCCGGAAGAACGCACAGGAGGTGAAACGTAGATGGCTCTGGAATCTGCTTGGCCTTTTCCTCGGTAGAGGTGTTAAGAATGCCAGACAGGTCCACAGCCTGAACGTCGAATTTATTCATCGTCATCATCTTTCAGTTTACGCAGAAGGTCGTTTATTTCGCGCTGTGCGGTCAACAGACCTCGGATAACGCCGCACAGGTTTTGGTATTCAGCGTAGTCTTTAGCTACGCCGTCCGCCAAATTTTCAACGATGGCTTTTCTTTCCGTCTCAATTTTTTTGAGGGCCAGTTCAAGTGCTGAGTCGCTCATTTAAGCCCCTTGTTTGGTTGCATGTTTTGCATCAGTTTTTGCGCATGGACTTGGCCGCCGTGAGCAAGTTTTTGCTGGTGCGCCTGTTGCTGCATCATCATGGCTTGCTGTTGCTGGGCTTGCGCCTGCTGAAGCTCCATTTGCTTTGCGGCCATTTCCAAACCGTGCAACTCTTGGGCCTGCGCAATTTCTTGCTGTAAACGTATTGCAGCCATTTGAGGGTCTTCACCGGCTCTGCTTGCTGACTCGCGTGCCTTGAGAGAAAGCTCTTCGGCCTTGATTTGCAAGTCGCCTTTGACTTTGAGTTGTTTGGTATCAGAGTCCTGTTTCTTAATAGCCAACTCCGCTTGCTGCATTTGCATGATTGGGTCTTGCATTTGCTGCTGAGCTTGGGCTTGCTGGGCCTGCTGCACGTTCTTCTGCATAAGCTGCGCAGATGCTTGGGCTACCAACTGAGAAAGCTGAAGTTCAATTTCTTCTGGCAGCGGCTCGTCTGGAGCAGGCAACGGCACACCCATTTGCTCTTCGATCTTCTTGCGGTACAGGAAAGCCAAGTGTTCTGCAATGTGAGCCTGCGCTGCTGCACCCATCTGCTGAGCCATAGGGTTTTGACCCATCTGCTGAGCAATCATTGGGTCTCGCAAGAACGATGTGTGAGCCGCAATGTGCGCCTCTTGATCTTGGTAGATAAAGGCTTTGACGGGGGTGCCTTTTAACAAGGACATGTTCTCGCTGATTGGGTCGCGAGGCTTTTGATCTTCGGTGATTGGAACAAGCTTGTCGGCGTTGCGAATTCCCAACACCTCAATCATTTGTCGGTGCAACTGCGGCAGGTCATAAATCTGCGGAGCGCCTTGGGCCAACTGAATGACGGCTTGGTACTGCATGATCCGCTGGGCCATTGTTGAGCTATTCGGGTCAGAGACCGGAATTACCTCTACAAGATCGTAGTCGGCCTGTTTCGCTCGTTTATCGCCATACTGGGGGTCGTACTCATACTCAGCCGGAGCGTAGTCACGAATGATTGTTTTCAAGAGCTTGAACTCTTGCTTCATTGCGTAATGGACCCGGGCTTGCACAGCGCTCATGGTCTTAAGTTGGCGCTCAAGCAAAGCCAAGGTCGTGCCGACCGGGGCGTTAGCGCCCATGTCGCTGATCTTCATGTCCGCAATAGAACCTAGTCTTCGGCCTTCTTCTGTGATGCGGTCAAGCAAAGCAGCCAAAACTTGGCTTGGCTCTTTATATGGGAGGGTCATGATGTTGTCGCGCACGGTTCCCGATGGAACGTCTACATCACGGAACTCGCCCGGAGAAATTGGAGTGTCGTCTCCCTTAATTCGCAGCCCACGGGACTTCAATCCACCGGGCAAGTTAGAAAGGGTGCCTGCGTCGATCAACTGGCGAATCAACGAGGTTCCGGCTCGTGCATAACCACCGATTAGGTGGATATAACCAAAACCATAAGCGCCAAAGCCGGGCACATAGTCGTACTGGACAAAGTGGTCACGCTTGAGCTTGAGATCGTCGTCTTCTTTGTAGTTTCGGTAGATAGACAGAACCTTGTTGGTTCCTTTGTCAATTGTGATGATGTAAGGGAGGGCGATGCCGTCTTTGTCCTCAAAACCCGGCAGGTCGTAGTCAATCTGAACTTCGCAGAATTGGTAGCGGTCGTCGTCCGTTAAAGAATACCCTTGCTCGTCGGCCTTTTTCTTCTCCACATCGGTGTGGGTCTGAACCGGCTCTCCCAACTCAACATCACGGTAAAAACCTGCGACTTGAAGCTTTTTTACGTCATTTTCTGTTTTACGCATTACGTGGGTAACACGTTCTGCGGTACGAGCGCCAGAGGAGCCGTAAGGGATGATTACATCCTCAGCCGGGATAAATACCGATGTTTGGCGACCCAAGCTTGGATCGTAGTAAACCTTCTTGAACGCAGAGCCAATAAGACCCAAGTTAAACAGCATCCGTTCATGCTCTGGGCGGTACTCCGGCATCTCTTCCGTCAGGCGGTAGTTCATGTCGTCTTTAACGCGTTTGGCTGCCTCTTCCTTCATCTTGTCAATAGCGCCAATGATCTGCGTCTTGACCGGGCCTTGGGAGGGGAAGGTCTCAATAATGGTCTCAGACTGAAAGCGCACAGCGGCCTCTGTCAGGATGGTGGAGAACACACCGCAAGCGCCGTTCCAAGGCTCAGTGCGCTCTTCGTACTTCATGCCCAGAACTTCGAGACCTTTGACGTACATCTCGACCCAGTCTTTGCGCCCGGATATGTCGGTTTCAACCATGCCCATGATGTCGGAGCCAATCTTTCCAAGCTCATCCTCGTCCATGTGCTCGGCTAAGTTGTCATCAAAATTGACTTCTATGTCTTCCTCGGGCATGAGATCAATCTCCATGCCGTCAATTCCAATCTTTACGCCGTCTGGGTTTTCAATCTCAATCTCAATTTCACCCTCGCCCCCCATCTCATCTATCCCCATAGGGGCCGCGTACAGGGATTTGTCCATCATGCTCGTTGCCATGTCAGTCCTTAATAGAAGGCGGCTTTACGCCGGAAATAACGTTGTTCTTCGGGTTCATCAGATTCAATCTGAATAAATCCACCTCTTCTGAAGCGGAGCAAGGCTTGGCTTGTTGAGTCCACAAGGTCGTCATGCTCCCCGTTAGGGAACGCTGCCAACTCTTCCATCAACTCATCTGCCCATCGGGTTTCAGGGCACCAAACAACTCCGGAGGCAAAAAGGTCCGAGATTGCGTTTACACGCGCAATCTTATCGCTTCCTTTGCCCGGTGTGTACTCTTCTAACAATATTCCTGTCTGCCGGAGTTCATAAATCAAAGGGGCCCCGGCAGCTTTCTTCTCCACAATCAAGGTATCGGGCTCCCATTCCTTGTACATCTCAAAAGCTTTTTGTTTTAACTCCGGAAACTCCATCCGGGCTTTAAACGCATCCAGACAGATGATGTTGGTCTTCATCTCTCCCACATTATCTGGGTGTTTAAACACACCCCACGTAGTGCAAGCGGAATAATCTGCCCTGTTTGATTTTTCAAAGGCGGTATCCCAGCTTTGGATGATGTAATCACAGTCCGGAGCGGTATCAGACTCCCAAACCCGCCAATGCTCGCGCTTAATGATCGCGCCCTCTTCGGATGTTGGGTTCTGTTGGTACTGCGCCTCCCATTTAGCGACCGGAATCTCGGCTTTAATTGCCTCCAGCTCGGTTTTTTTCCAAAATTCAGGCCATAAAGGGTTGCCGGAAGGCAAAATTGCGGGGAACTCAATCACTTCCCAGTTATCCACGCCGTCTTTTGCGGCATGTTTCATGATTTGCCCGGTTAAATCTCTCTTTGACCACCGGGTCATTACAATAATGATGGCTCCACCGGGCTGTAAACGCTGCCGAGGGCCGGATGTGTACCATTCATACACATTGTCAAAGACTGCGGGGTTGCCTTGCTTGGCCTCCTGCTCAGAATGCGGGTCGTCAATGATCAAAAGATCAGCGCCTTTACCTGTAACCGCACCTCCAACACCAATAGCGAAGTAATCGCCTCCTGCGTGGGTGTTCCAGCGTCCTGCTGCCTTTGAATCAGAGGAGAGTTTGGTGTCAAACACCCGCCCAAAGGCTTCAGAGGAGACCAAGTTCCTCACCTTCCGTCCAAACCCCACGGCAAGTTCTGCGGTGTGGGCAGTCTGGATGATCTTCTTCTCAGGGAATTTACCTAGAAACCACGCAGGGAGGAGGTACGAGGCAAACTCAGACTTGGTATGCCGGGGAGGCATGTTGATGATGAGCCTCTTAAGCTCCCCACTGGCTACCCTTTCAAAGGCATTAGCCATGATCTGGTGGTGTCTTCCAGAGATAAACCCGGGCCACATGTGGGAGGCGTAGTAGATGAAGGACTCTTTGCACTTTTCCACTCTGTCGTATTCCAACAACATCATGATCTTGGCCCGCTCAAGCTCATCCACAAGAGGGATAAGGGCCCGGTAGTTCTCGACCTCCTTGCGGGTCATCATAGAGAGGCTACCTCCCGCACACTGCGGTCAATCACCCGGATAGAGTTGAACTGATACGGCTTAACCGCAACAAGCCCCTCATCCTTCAATTTATGGATGATCCGGTGAATGTTGGACTTACTGCGCATCCCAAGCCCAAAGGCAATCACGGAATACGACGGCGCTACACCATGAAGCTTGATGTAAGCCTTTATGAAGTCCAAAACCAATTTGTGTTTCTCTGGCATATGTTTAAACAACCTGATACCTCTGATACCCCTGATACCCCTGCTGCAAAACTCTCGCGAAAGTTTTTGAAAGTTTGAAAGTTTTGAGAGTTTAAACGCAAAACGAACGTTCGTGCGAACCTTTTGAAAAATATATATACCCCCCGGGGGTGGGGATTTGGATTTGAAGGGGGGTGTGTTTTGGAATGTGATGGGATGTGTGGATTACAGCGTAAGCGTGAGCGGGGCCGTCAGACGCCATTTTGGGGGGTGGGGGTACGGTGGGGTCGCCGCCACAGCCATTTCCGTTTACACGCACAGCCCCACAGGTGATAGTCCCCTGATGACCGTAGCGTTTACACGGCCTTGGCCCTGAGTGGCTTCACGTTGTCCAACAGCTTGAGGTGCCCTGAGAGTTCCTTGCGCAACTGCTCTGCACTCACCTTCTCCACGGTCTCTGCGCCCTGTGGTTGGAACATCCCTGCGGCTCTGCCCATGAGTTCAAGTGCCTTTAAACGGGAGCCTTCCTGCTTGCCTCCTTTGCTGAGTGCCAGCAACTCCTTCAACACATACCGTTTGGTTGCCGCTGTGTCTTCCGCAAGAACCTCCACGGTCTCACCCCATGCCTCTTGCAGTGTCTTCTGTATCCGTTCATCTCTGCTCAACCTGTATGCACTGGACGTGATCACCTGATCTGATCCCTTGGCGTTTGGGTATGCATCCCTGTAGGCTTGCCGCATGGTTTTCCCTTGGATCATGCCTTTGGCAAACTCCATCTGCGGTGCTGTGAGAGGTCTTGGCTTTGTGTATGCATCTGCTCCCTTAGGCTTTCCATCTGCCCTTAGTTGCGGTGGTGTTGCGTGAGCGGCTAACCGTTCCGCTTCGCTGA